ATTTGCTGCATCATTTCCATTAATGGGTTTGCAACAGAACCAGAAGCAGCAGATGCATTGTTTTCGGATGGATTACCCATACCACCCATAATCATATTCAACAAGTTCATTATAGAACTTTCGTCAAATTGTTCGCCTGATCCTTCATCTTTTTCACCTTCATCTTCATCGTCATCATCTTCTTCATCATCGCTATCGCTAATCGCTAAATCGTTGATGGAAGGAGGCTTCAATGTTATTGATCCGGAAATTTCATTATTATCGACAGATATTTCCAAATCGTCGAGTGTATCAACATTTGGTCTAAATATATGTGTTTGGGCATTTTCTTTCAACAATTGAATTTCGGCCAAAAGTGCATTGATTCGTAAATCCTTGATTCTGATGATTTCATCAAACTCCTTCGATTCGGTAATTTCTGACATTGTTGTAAATATCTATATACATTTACAACAATTATATATTATATCATTTGACGAATAATACTATTATTTTTACTATTCTTTTTTATGATTCTTGAAATAATTCGGTAGTCGTTGTTTCGTGGTTGCTGTATATAGCCGATAATTTACTCAAATTTTTAATATATTTCGCGGAATGTTCTTTATTTGTATCACTCATTGCCCGTATCGGATCGCGAATGGAATCAATCACTTTCATAATAGAGGATGCATTGGATAAATTGGATAAATCGGACTGGTAGTCTTTGTCGAAAAAGAACGAAATATTTCCACTATCAATAACATTACTATATGGTGTGTATATATGAGAATACCATACTTTTATAATAGACGTGGGGTTTGCACGCTTAATCATTTCGAACGATTTTTTCGCACCGATGATATCGATATTTTCTGGAAAAATACGTAAAATATCTTCGAGGAATTCGAAAAAATGAGTATTGAATGTCCTTAATATAGTTGATTTATCTGACATTTAGATAATTATTTTGTTATAAAGTCTACGAGTGTTTTTTTTATATATTTTTGAACGTAAAATAATTTGTAAACATATAATATCATTGTTTGATAAATAAATAAAATACATTATATTACGTTATATTAGATACATTAAATATTATAAAAATGAAACGTGTCGATTTAGCTAATTATATTATTATTATAGGATTGATATTGTTTTTTATTATGTTGATTTGGTCGCATTATTGGAATGGGCCGGTAGTAGTGGAAGGGTTAAAAAACGCGAGAATAAGTATTGTAAGACCATCTCCATCCTCATCGCTATCCCCATCCCCATCCTCAACAACAACGACAAACCCGGGACCAATAACGACAAACCCTGCAACTACAACGACAAACCCTGCAACTACAACGACAAACCCTGCAAATACAACGACAAACCCTGCAAATACAACGACAAACCCTGCAAATACAACGACAAACCCTGCAAATACAACGACAAACCCTGCAACTACAACCGCTGTATCATTAGAATCTGCACGACAAAAATTAAGCGAAGCTAATGGTAGAAACCGCACGGCACAACAAGAAAAAACAACACAAGACAATAGAGTCGCTGATTTTCTACGATTGTTAAATACAGCGAAAACAAATTTAGCGACCGCAAATACGACATTTGCTAATATGCCCGAGACAGCGAAACTGACAATACTATATCCAAATTCTTCATATACAAAAGCATTAAATGACCTAAATGCGAAAAGAATGTTGGCTAATACTGCACAAATTACATATGATCTTGCGATAAAAGACCAAGCAGAAGCAGTCAAAACATTAGAAACAACTGCAATAGAATTAACTAAAGCACAAGAAGAATATGATAAAATAAACGAAACAATAATACCTGTTATTACAAAGGATCAAAAAACCTTAATTGATTCGACCAACGAAAAAGTTGAGAATATTGCTCGAAGAATTGTAGATATTATGGGGCATGTGCCGGCATCGATATCAGATATATCAATCAGTAATATTTCAGATATCCCTTATAATGAAAATACGAAAGCAAATAATAAAGCGAATATCGATATATCAATGAGTTTAAATGCAGTTCCGTTAACAACATCGGGTATATTATCAAAGATTTTTGAGGATTTTGACACAGAACCATATTTTCCTGATTTGGAAATAAAAACGGGTCAATGGAACTTAAACATAAAAATACCGCGAGGGCCAAGAGGAGAAAAAGGAGAAAAAGGTGATCCGGGTGCCGATGGAGCGAAAGGAGCAGTAGGTATGGAAGGCGACCAAGGCCCGCGAGGTGAACGGGGAGCATAATTTAGCCGATAAAAGTTTCCTAGGACTAACATCTCCGGAAATCTCCAAATTTGAGCGAAAAATAATTTGTAAACATATAATATCATTGTTTGATAAATTATAAAATGAAACGTCTCGATTTAGCTAATTATATAGTCATTATAGGATTGATATTATTTTTTATGTTGTTGATTTGGTTGCATTATTGGAATGGACCGATAGTGGAAGGAGCGTTAGCAATCGGAAATGCAAGACAATCGAATGAGATAAGTAATATAAAAAAAAATACATCAGCATCAGCAACTAGTGCACCAGCACCAGCACCAGCACAAGGACAAATAACGACACCTCCCGCTTCTGGATCTACGTTTAATTTATTAGTGAATACAGATAAAAGAAACGTTTTTGAGAATGATTATCAAAGTAAAATGACAACTATTGTAAATAAGATAAATGACGTTTATGGAAAGAGTGGAACAACAGGATATAACATTGTAGATAATGTTATTCCTGAAACCGATATTAAAAATCAAACGGATAAAGATATTATGTCAGGTAAAGTAGGTATATCGAATAATATAGTAGCTTTACTAAGCGAATTAAAAACAACATCGGATAATTATTTTGATGACAGAACTCAATTTAAAACCTTACTTGAAACCAATTCAGACGATTTAGATACAGCAATATCAAAATCCGCTACTGATACCGCATCTGCAATATCATCATTAAGAGAAACAAAACAAAAAGAATTTATAGTAGACCTAAGTATTAAAAATACTAAAAATATATTATATGGATATGCCAAACGCATTAATGATATTATAAACAAAATACCAAATAAAATTCCAGAGGATATATCAATTGGTGTAATTGCATTGGTACCTGAAAAATCTAGTGCGAAAATATCAGTTGATACAGCGAATGGGAAAATTATTACTATTTTGCCTTCACAATATTCAGATTTACGCGACAAATTTCCAGCATTTGACCAATTAAAAGAACTTGTTTTTACATCGGGAAAATGGGTAATAAATATGTTAATACCTAAAAATCCGAAAGGCGATCCAGGCCCTTCTGGCTTAGCTGGAGCAAAGGGAGGTGCAGGTCCGAGTGGAGAAGGCGGTGTGAAAGGTAATAGAGGGGTATGGGGACCCTCGCCAGCATAAATATTTAGATAAAAAAATATATTACGTATAATAATAATATTTACATAATATATCAAAACAAATCATAATACATAAAGGCAAAAAATCAAATCAAAACAAATCAAATGAAAATAGACATTTTTTTAATAGTTATTGGATTGATGTTTATATTGGTTTCTGGTGCATATTTATTCAATAAAATGAAATCCAGGGAAGGATGGCAAGGGGATGCTTTAACATTTAGTGTTGATGATCGTACTGTCATCATAACTGATACTACCAACCCTCCAAATTTTTTCGGTCCAGCATATGAGACAACATCAAAATATCATTATTTATATAGTGGACCATATAACATTCAAGACTATTTATCTGGAAAGAACAGACCAGAAACAAATCTGCACTGTGATCGAGCAATGAAGGAGGGTGAATATATTAGATCTCAAGCCGGTAGGGAGACAGGTTTGGTATCAACCAGTGGCGGATGGGCCTATTGTACTACTGATTCGGAATACAAAAGAATGAAATCTATTGAAAATGCAGCTGCAGAAACAGCAGCAACTGTATACAAAACAGAAACAGATGGATATCGTAATATAGTCATTGCAAATATAAAAACAATAACTGATAGCATAACTCCCTTAAAAAACAAATATGATGCAATTAAAACATTAAACGATGAAATAGATACAAAAACATCAGATACAGATAAAACTAACTCGTGTAGTATATTGGCAGAAAATCAATTGAAAATACTAGCAGCAGCAGAATTACTCAAAAATTTGGGGGATAAAGTGAAAGATTTTAAAATAGATACCCAATCGAAATACAGATCGTTGCAAAATGTAATAACATATCTAAATACGAAATTACCATATAAATTTACATCTAGCGAACCCAAAAAAATAACGTGTTTAGATGCAAATAAAGAGCCAAAACTTACAATAAGTAAAGGAGTAAACGATGATAAAGAGATTGTATTACAACTTGAATTGCCAGGAACGGATACGGGGATTCGAGGCCCTATTGGGAAATATGGTAATAAAGGACAACAGGGCGATATTGGACAACAAGGCGATGGCGGTGTATCGGGCTATTGGGGGTCGGTATAATCTTCTTCTACTTTGTCTTATGAGTTTTAGATATTCTATCGATAAATTATATAATATATTGTATACTATAATACAAATATGAATTTCATATATAAATTATCCGATAAACAAAAAAATATGATTATTATTGTACTAACATTGGCATCTTTATTGCTGTTAATTTATATAATTTTAACATATAAAAATAATATATATGAAGGTATTGATACGTGTTCATTAAATGCTATATTAAATCCTGAAACAACAGGTTCATCTGAAATAAACGATTTTACACAAACAGTAAATGATAAACTATATTATTTGAGAGGAGTGATAAATGATATTGAAGCCATATCTATTTTACCCATCGAATTTAGCATAAAAGAAACAAATAAAATAGCATACGATCAAAATACCACAATTACAGTTGGTGGTCAAATGCCAAATGTAGAATTAACGTTAAACTTACCAGAATCGGTACCGGGGGTACGCGGTGAAACGGGGATAGTTGGGAACAATGGAAGTAAAGGAGATATGGGATCTATTGGTAAAAAAGGTCCTATGGGGTATTGGGGCTCACAATAAAATATCAAGAATGTATAATAAAAAGACAATAAAAAGAGAATAAAAGGCAATAAAAGATAAAAACACAATAAAAATACAATAAAAAAGACAAAATGGAAAAATCTACGGTTATTGCCATTTTATTTATAATATTCATTTTTTTAATATTGTTCATTTTGTTAATGAAATATACTGCAACAACAACGGTTGAAGGTCTAGATTTTATTGGAGCCGCATTTGATGCAAATATAACAAAGTTTGATAATATGATAAACGATTTAAATGGTCAGTTGGATGATATAGCCAAAAAAATAAATGACAGTACTATACCTTCTTCCGTATTTACATTTGACAATACGACAACTGTGTGTGCATTCTCTCAAACTGCTGCATCACCTATTTTTGGATGCAATATTAAACCGGGAATACAAGGAGAAAAGGGATTTCAAGGCGATCGAGGAATAAACGGTGAAATGGGGGATAAAGGTATTATGGGACCTCAAGGCGAAACAGGTAAAGCCGTAGTATATCAGTCCTTTCAATTTAATTAAACAGAAACGCCTTCGATATGCGGCGCACATCGAAGGAGTTCAGTCGCTCTCCTCTGCTGACGCTCCAGTTCGCTCCAAATATTCGAAACTCATTCATTGTGCTTCGCTTTATTTCTGTTTTCGTGCAAACGGTATACATATGAAAACGTAGAAAACGTAGAAAACGTATGAAATCGTGTAAAATAATATATATGATAAAATATATATTATTTATTATTTGTCGGCATAAATGAATAAAAATACTAGAAATATATTATTATTATTGGTATTCATAATTGGTATAATTCTAGCGACGTATTTTTTTAAATCAAAATATGAAGAACACTTTGATACAAATGGTATAGTTCAATCGAACGATGGATATACATTTTATCCGAACACGAAAATATCAAAGGATGTAAAAGATATAATTATTCTAGATATATCCGGAAGTGATAGACCTGATGGACACGTAAACTGGACAAACTATGAAGATTTTAAAAGAAAATGCAATGGTATTTCAAATTGTATTGGATTTAGTACAGATGGCTATTTTTTTAAAGACAGTGTTAATATTATTGATTCCAGTTTTGTTATTACACCATATTATAGTTATCTAAATAGAAGTGATAAAACAATTGGGTTTTATATGCGTACACAAATACCAACAATGCCAACGACTTTAACAAAAAAAAGGCTGGATGAGATTAATGGTTTTTTTACATCAGTCGAAAAACAAGTGAAATGTGCTTCGCAAATTAATGGAACGCAAGACGTGGGACCTCCCCCCGATCAAGATATAAAAGAATATATTGAGACAATTAATACTACAATAACTGCGATAGAAAAAAATATTATTATATTAGAAAATTTAATCCCCCCCCAATTAACATTTAATGATATTACAGAAGGAAATAGTTCAAAATTTGAAATTCTAGGAAATCCACCAATCCAAAAGATCAATTTAACGTTAATGAAAGGACCATCTGGTCCATCGGGACCTATGGGAAGTCCCGGTGCGACGGGTGATCAAGGATTACAAGGCTCAATTGGTGAACGTGGTACAACTGGTACATATGCGACAGCATATAATCCCAATATACGATAAATTATGATCATACCATACAAATCACTTTTTTTACAATTTGGGTACAAAAGGCGAGTTCATAGAAGCAGCGGTTGCTGATGGTGGAACATCCTGGTTTCGTTTTTGCTGTATTTTGTCGACAGTCATTTCATTCGATACTTTGTCAGGCTGATAATTATCAGGCGGCGTATAAATCGTTTGTATATTATCGCTAACCGAAACATAATTATACATCTGTCTACGGCCACCTTGACCTTTGGTCCCCAATTCTTCCGGGGTTAGATTGTACATTGTGTATTGTTCACTAACAATATTCATACCATTATTCGAGGGAGTTAATGAAATTCCCATTGGTTCGCCATTAAAATTGGTCGCTTTTTGGGCCTGCTGCTTAACTTTAGGCTGGAAATGCGAAATGATTTCGTCCCCCAAAATGACTCGATAATTTTGTTTTACCAATAACAATGCAGGAACGCTGTGCACGTTGGGTGGCATAATAACACGCTTGCCATCTTCCAAGACAATATACATTTGATTGTTATGTTGATCGCGGGACCGTTTGTCGATGCACAAACAGTTTAATTCATTGACTAAATTACCTTTCACTAAAAATTGCAAAACCTTTTGACTATGTTTACAATAGTTGCTATAATACAAAGTATCCATTATGAAATTTGTATTATACGTAGAATATTCACTGTGTATTTAAACTCATTCATTCACTAAAGATTCGGAGTTTTTAACATAAAACCCCTAAATATTTATTTTTTATAGAGAGGAGCTACACATCGAATATAACAATCGGAGTTGAAAATATTGCAACAAATAGAGAGAAACAGGTATTAATAAGCTAAAATAATAACTCATTTTCATTCCCTTTGATATTCCAACATACAAAGAAAGAACTAAAAACATTAAAAGTGAAATGAATGCAAAGACCATCAACGCATAATACCACAAACAGTATTTGTGGCTAAGAGGACCGAACAAGGTTTGAATAACAGATGTAGTATCCATTTTAATGATATAGATAATGAAAAGATAATATTATCAAATCGCCAAAACAATACAAAAACAAAATAAAACAAAACAAAACAAAACAAAACAAAACAAAACAAAACAAAACAAAACAAAACAAAACAAAACAACAAAAAATAAAACAAAAACAAAAAGAAGATAAACAAAATAAAATTATATATATATATTTTTAAAACAATACCCATTACTGTAAATGGACAATTCGACAATATGGAAAATCATAAATTCGCATTTCCACGACAATCCACGGTCTTTAGTGAGACATCACATCGACTCCTATAATGATTTTTATAAAAACGGTATCTACCAAATTTTCAAAGAGAAAAACCCTATCCGATTATCATCACGATTCGACAGTTCAATTGACGATTTCCGATCACAGTGCAATTTATATTTTGGCGGGAAAAACGGTGATAAAATATATTTCGGAAAACCGGTAATTTACGACGATAACAACGCGCATTATATGTTTCCAAATGAGGCGAGATTGCGCAATATGACTTATGGAATGACGATTCATTATGACGTCGAAGTCGAAATTATCGATATATTAGAGCCAGGACAACAACCAACTATTATTGGAACAGATTTAATGAAAGAGGTAGAGGGCGGAGCGGCATCGTTGAGTGAGGAAGGATTCGATTATTCCGAGGCCGATTATGCGAAAGGAAAACCGCTCAAAAATTACAAAGAATCGCGCGAGGATGTATTTAGTAAAGCTGGTGCAAATGCAGATGTCAATGAATTCGCCGAACAAGACGGCGGCGCGCCTACCAAAACCATTGTTAAACCGCGCGCCAAAGTACCGATTGAAATGACGCCTGCCGCCGCCGCGCGGCTGCGCGAAGCGACTGAAAAAACGATGGGTGCAAATAACACTCAGCGACGCACGATAACTTTGGAAAAAATGTATCTTGGTAAATTCCCTATCATGTTGCAATCCGATTTTTGTATTTTGCAAGGCATTCCACGCGAAGTGCGTCATACAATGGGGGAATGTCGCAACGATGTGGGTGGGTATTTTATAATCGACGGCAAGGAAAAAACGGTGGTCGCGCAAGAAAAATTTGCGGACAATATGCTTTATATTCGGAAATCGACCGACGAAAAATATTTATATTCGGCGGAAATTCGTTCTGTATCCGAAAATGTATCAAAACCGGTGCGCACACTTTCCGTTAGAATCGTTGCACCCACCCCGTCATTCACTTTTAAAAACATTGTGGTGAATATCCCCAACGTCCGAGCCCCCGTACCTCTTTTTATCGTATTTCGCGCACTCGGAATAATATCCGATAAAGATATCATATCGCATTGCCTCTTGGATATTGAGAAATACGAATCTATGGTGGATTTGTTCATCCCGTCGGTTCACGATGCAGCGTCTATACTTACGCAACAAACGGCGCTCGAATATATTTCTCATTTAATTAAAGTGAAAACAGTTGTCCGCACCTTGGAAATCTTGTCCGATTATTTCCTTCCTCATGTCGGCGAAATCAATTATGCGACAAAGGCATATGCATTAGGTAATATGGTATTTCGCCTATTATCGGTTTACACAGGACTGGAGCGCCCAACCGATCGCGATAATTTCAAATATAAGCGCATAGAATTGGTTGGATCATTGGTATACGATTTGTTCCGCGAATATTACAATATTCAACAACGCCAGATTCACCTTGAATTCGAAAAAATACTTTATTTCAACAAAGGAATGTATGAAAACGATTTATTTGGGCTGATACATAAAAATCATCGCGAAGTATTTCGCGAAAGATTGCTCGAAGCCGGTTTCAAAAAGGCGTTCAAAGGTAATTGGGGGTCGCAAATGCACACCAAACGAATCGGCATTGTCCAAGATTTGAATCGCCTGTCATTCAACTCCGCCCTAAATCATTTGCGCAAAACGAATTTACCACTGGATTCGAGTGTAAAATTGGTCGGCCCGCGCGTTTTGCATAATTCTCAGTGGGGTTTTATCGACCCGATCGATACGCCCGACGGCGCGAGTATTGGATTACACAAACATTTGGCGATTTCCACATATGTTACGCGCGGTGCATCACGCGAACCTATTATCGCGTGGTTGCGCGAACGATGGGGAATGAAATTGGTGCAGGAATATTCTCCCATTGTGTTGTCGAGAATGACCAAGGTTATGATAAATGGATTATGGGGCGGGTCGGTCGATGACCCGATCGAATGCGTCAAAAAATTCAAATTATACCGCAGAAATGCCCTGATTCCGATTTATACGAGTGCAACCTTTGATATTGCATTGAATACGATATTTATTTATACGGATGCAGGTCGTCTTTGTCGCCCGATTTTTTATCGCGATGAACTAACTGGTCGCATCTCTTACCAAGATAAGGATATTTTAAAATCATTGCAAACGGGCGAATTTACGTGGGCAAACTTGATAACAGGATTTAATAAAATGCGCGAGTCGGCGAAGTTTGATATCAACCAAGTGAAAATGTACGAATTGAACGACTTGTACGAAGGCGTGGAAACAGAAACAAATCCCGCAAAACTAGAACGTTTTTTGAAGAAAAAGGCGGTCATCGATTATATTGATACGAGCGAAAGCGAGAATGCGATGATTGCACTGAATGTCGACGATTTCGAACAATCAGTAAATGCCAAGGCAGAGCGAAAACATTATACGCATTCGGAAATTCACGAATCCCTCATTTTCGGGATGATGTGCAATCAGATTATTTTTCCCGAAAACAACCCCGCCTCGCGAAATTCTTTTTCGTGTGGGCAGAGCAAACAAGCGTGTTCCGTATATCATACCAATTATCAAGTTCGTATGGACAAAACGGCGGTACTGTTGAATTACGGACAAATTCCCTTGGTAAAATCGCGGTATTTGGAATATATTCACCACGAAGAAAATCCCTATGGCGAAAACGCCATCGTCGCGATTATGTGTTATACCGGATACAATGTGGAAGACGCGATTTTGATCAATGAAGGTGCACTCAAACGCGGACTCTTCAGAACAACGTATTTTTCGACATATGAGGCACACGAAGAGTCGTCAAAGAGTGCGAATAATATTGTCGATAAACGGTTTTCGAACATTGAGGCGGAACCTTCGGTCGTTGGTACCAAGCCTGGCCACGATTATAGTAAATTAGATAAATATGGAATAATACGTGAAAACACGATTGTCGACGATAAAACGATTTTGATCGGATTAACCTCAAATAGCAGTGTCGCGGCAAATACCCGCGTCGATGAATCCAAGACGACGAAAAAAGGCCAGGTCGGGTTAGTGGATAAGACGTTTATAACTGACGGGGAAGAAGGGCAGCGAATTGCCAAGGTGCGATTATTGGAACAGCGAATACCGGCCATCGGCGATAAAATGGCGAGCCGAGCGGGTCAAAAAGGTACGATCGGCCTGGTCATACCGGAACGCGATATGCCGTTTACCAAGGATGGCATTCAACCCGATATGATAATTAATCCGCACGCCATTCCATCGCGAATGACGATCGGACAATTGGTCGAATGTATTACGGGAAAGGCGTGCGCGATTTACGGTGGGTTTGGCGACTGCACCGCGTTTAATAATCGCGGATCGAAAATCGGCGTTTTCGGAGAAATGTTGAGCAAAGTGGGGTTTCATTCTAGCGGTAGCGAGGTCTTGTACAATGGAATGACGGGAGACCAAATTGAGACCGAGATTTTTATGGGACCGACATATTATATGCGTTTGAAACATATGGTGAAAGACAAGATAAATTATCGCGCATTGGGTCCGCGCGCGGCTCTGACAAAACAACCTGTCGGTGGGCGAGCGAATGATGGTGGATTGCGCATTGGCGAAATGGAACGTGATAGTGTTATTTCTCACGGGGCTACCAATTTCTTGCGCGAATCGATGATGGAACGCGGCGATAAATCGTATTTGGCCGTTTGCAATAAAACGGGTATGACGGCGATATACAATCCTTCTAAAAACTTGTTTATGAGTCCAATGGCGGATGGTCCGATTAAAATGACGGGATCCATTGAAAACGACGATTTGCGTGTGGAACATATTACAAAATTCGGGCGAAATTATAGTGTAGTATGTGTTCCTTATTCTTTGAAGTTGTTGATCCAAGAATTGCAAACGATGAATATACAAATGCGCATAATAACCGAAGACAACATCGAACAATTGGAAAATATGTCTTTTTCTGATAATATTGGTAAATTAATGTACGACTCGGATATACCTCCGAGAACCGTGGTAAATATGATACAAGAAGCGCTTGAAAAAAGTAAATTGAAAGCCGTTGCTCCGGTGCACGTAATGAGTGTTCGCAGTCCAACACCCGAATCTCCAAAGTATCAGACTGATGGGTCGCCGGCATATGACCCCAGAAATAGTCCGGATTACATACCACCGGAAAATTTGGTTAATCCCGATTCGCCGGTATATGATCCAGGCAGTAATATAGCAACCGATTCACCTGCATATAACCCCAATTCGCCTGCATATAACCCCAATTCGCCTGGATCACCTGCATATGTATCGCCCGTATATAATCCAAATTCGCCTGGATCGCCAAAATATGAAAATGGTACAGATGCAGATGCATTGGATACAGAAAAAACATCTGCCGCTCCAATTGAAGATTATGTTATAGGAGATGAAGTGTATTATCGCGGCGATTCAAAGCAAACCCGAATATGGAAAATTAAAAATATTGCGGATACATTTTTAACAATTCATACAATTGATTCAGAGGGGTTAGATGCAAATAAAATGACGGAGGTGGTAATGTCGTATGAAATATATCGCACGGACGGTGTCATATTTCACGGAGGTGGACAACCTCAATTCCAATATCCACAATATCAAAATCAAAATCAAAATAACCAATTGCTGTCGCCCATGCAGCATCAACCAGCGATTCATTTTGCACCGTCATTTAAATTTATAAATGGGGGTAATGATTTATCGACGGGTACAAATGATAACAATAACAATGACAACAATAATAGCGATGATCAAATGCAAGGTGGAAATGCGATGCAAATGAATGACAATGTATCGAATCAAAATCAAAATCAAAATCAAAACGATAACGAGCCTATTAATTTTAGCAATTTTCAAATCAGAAAATTGGGATAAAATTGAATCTAACCAAAAAACAAATTAAAAATACACAACATAATATATATTATTCAAACCGATATTATCAATACAATACAAAATGTCATCCACTACAAGTAGTCGAATTGTTCGCATTTTCAAATCGCGCAAGGTTATGTTGGAATTACTCCAATTGCAACGATATAACATTGACGAGTACGAAGGGTTTAGCATCAATGAAGTGGATGCAATGTTTGCCAATTCACAGCTGGATATGTTAATTACACACGAAACAAATGGCCAAAAGGTATACGTTAAATATTATTTTGCGCCCAAACAAACGGCAAAACAAATTCGGCCGCAAAATTTAGATGAAATTATTGAAGATTTGTACACAATTGAAGAGGTTTTGACAAAAAACGATACGTTAATTGTAATCATTGACGATGAACCGAATGATACTATTTTAGCGCGTATGAAATATCTGTACGACCACGACGGAATATTTGTTATTATTCATAATATCCAACGATTACAATTCAATATTTTGGAACACAAATTGGTGCCGTATATGAATATTTTAACAGAAAAAGAGGTAGACGAATTTAAAAAAAAATACAGTTTGAAATCGGTAGACCAATTACCGGAAATTTCGCGTTTTGATCCGCAGGCATTGGCGGTTGGATTGCGTCCAGGACAAATATGTTCTATTCAACGAAACAGCGAAACGGCAATGATATTTGAATATTATCGCGCGTGTGTATAAATAAATTAGTTATTATATGCCAATAGTATATAATGACCATTAATAGCGTTGTGGTGGAATATTCTCCCGCCGATTTTTTTTATTTAAATACCGATGCAACGCCATCAGAATCTGAATGCAATCCAATAAATGAAAATACAGATTTGGATTGTACAAACCCGCAGGGCGGTGATGTGCAGAAATGTTATAAGAAAGAATTATGTAAAAACCGTGAACTCTCACAAAAAATATCTATTATGCAATCGAAAAATTCGGGATCGAATGAGAAATTGGCCAATACAAAAAGTTTATATAATTACGAATATTTAAGGACATTTAATTTAGGAATTGGTATTGTAGGAACAATTGTGTATATATATTATAACAAATAACAAATAACAAATAACAAATAACAAATAACTATATAGTATAACAAACAAAATACAAAATACAAAATACAAAAAATACGATGGCAAAATTAACGAATGATGATGGCTATTATTCTGCAATAACAAACAATGCGGATATAATTGCAAAAAATGACCCAACACTTCCAAAAAATAAAATATTTTTTTTAGAAAATAAAGTAATGAACAATATAAATGATTTTAATAATAAATATTCGAGATATACGCGATGCAATGCTAATACAAAAGTGCGTGATGCAGTAAATGACCCTCCGTGCAACGATTTAATTGATACTTATTCAAATTTAGACGATTCTTATAAATCGGTGATATCATCTATAAATGATTTAAAAGGTTCTATCGTTGGACCTGCGAAGACAAACCCTTCCAAATATGATGCATCGTATAATGATATTATTGCCAAATATGAAGGAGTGAATGGGATTTTAGAAACACGCAGCGATTTAGACACAAAATTGCAGAAGTTATATGACGAAAGAAATGGTGGAAGTGAATCGTCGATTGCGCAATTGGAAGCGACGCGATATGCTGGAATGTTGTGGACAATTTTAGCAACTATTATGTTGTATTTTATTTTTATTGGTTAATATTTTTCCATTTTTTGATATGGGTCCATTTTTTTTAAAGTTAAACTGTATATAATTATCGCATGATAATATAATTATATACACCATATTTTTAACATATTATAATGAAACGTATCGATTTGATTAATTATATTATATTGATCGGATTGATATTGTTTTTTGTATTATTGGTTTTGTCGTATTATTCGAATGAACCGGTGGTGGAAGGATTGACTGCCTTAGAAACTGCACAAGATGAATTAAATAAATTAATACAAAGAAAACAACAATTAGAAACCGAATCACAAATCCTATATGATGATCTTCTTAAAGCACAAGCCAATGAAATGTCCGAATGATAACTAATATCCGTAAGCAGTTGTGAATGACTGAACTCCTTCACTAAATTTCCGGAGTTTGGATGAAAAACTATATATAATGTATATACAATATATATAATACCCCCTACTAATGCCGTCTTCAGATTCTATACATAATGATTTGGTAAAAAAAAACAACGAAATCCAAGGTATTAATGATCAAATTTTAATAAAAAGAAATTTAATTGCTAGTTTACAGGCTGCAGCGCCACCAACAACAGCAGCAACAGCAGCAACAACAGCAGCAACAACAGCAGCAACAACAGCAGCAACAACAGCAGCAACAACAGCAGCAACAACAGCAGCAACAAC